GTTTTCAAATCGTAGTAAGTCTGCTGTTTGGCTAGTAAATCCCTTTAGTTTAAGAGGAATAATTGCTGCACCGTTTGCCTGAATAGTGTCGCCACCAGTATTGTGTGTGTATTGAGTGTGAGAGTCGTTGACTACTCCATATTCAAGGTTTGCAATACGTGCCTTTAGAGTTGCCCACGTTTGAGTTGTTTTATCAAGAGTGCCTACCCAACCAGCACTTACTTGTGGGTCGGTTCCAATAGTTGCTTGTAGAGCACGAACTTCATCTTGTAGAGCATTAACGTGGTCTGCTAATACGAGGTCGGTAAAGTCAACCTTGGTAGTAAAGCCTTTGACACCTGCGGGATACGAAGCGGGCATAATTATTCTCCTAAACGACTAAGGTCAATTTTGACGCTAAACAAGGGGTTTGACTCCCTAAACAGACTATGAATGACCGTGACTAATGCTTGCTTTTCCAGTCATTTGAGTCTCAAGGGTGGAAACCTTACTTTCTAATGTAACAAGGCGTGATTCATGGTCTTTTAAAGCAGCAGCCATGGCTAGTAAGGTGGCAACTAAATCGATTTCTGTGGTCCCATTTGCTGTGCGTTCTGTTTTAAAATACGGGGTCAATCCTGTTAAAGAAACTGAGTCCGCTAAAACTTTAACATTTACCCGTTTACCTGTTTTGGGTTTTCCAAAGTTACCACTCCAAATTGGGTAGCCTGGGTCGCCTCCTTCAAAAGCAATCCACACCCCTTCACCAACATCTGGAACTTGTGTTTTAAGGCTTGAGGTTTCTAAAGGCCATGCCCAATTTAATTCTGCATCACCAAATAATTGAGGGACTTTGCATTGGATTCTTCTATGTCCTTCTGCATCTTTATTTTTAGTGACTATGCCTCGATAAGTTCCTGTGTACTCATTATTCATTAGAGAACCTCAAGCACCACGTCTGGTTCTGCAAAAGTAAACAGTTCATTTGCTGCAGCAGAGATGGCTGCTAAACTTGGGGTTCCACCTGTCTTAAACAGGAAACGGCATTTTGCAATTTTTACGCCTTCAACAGTTTGAAGAAGCGACTCAACATTTTGCACAGTTAACTCTTGACCAAAATCAACAAAGTTATAGGAGTAGTTTTCAACAATCGCTGCTTTTATTGCTTTTTCAACAACTGTCTGACTAAACTCAGGTTCTCTGGTGTATTGAAGGTTCATTGTTACTGGAACGTACACTGGTTTAAATACACTCAAAGTTGTTCCAACGAGCATTTTATTTGATAAAAATGCCTCTACATCTGTTTTTAATAAGTTCCATTCAAGCGTTGCGGTTGGAACAGAGTTGATAACTTCGATACCAGGGGTAGCATCAAAATCAGAAAAAGAACGATATGGAGCAACATAGAGAGTTACTGCAGTAGCGGATGTTCCTACCGCCTTTGCTTTTCCACAGTTTTCTACTGCTAATGCTAGGTTTTCAAAGTCGTCCAAAGTTACCGCTCTATTTTGAGTACGAAGAAACAAAGGAGCAGCAACACGAATGGATTCGTTAGATTCTGGTTCATTTCCTCCAACAGCACCTTTAACGTTATTTACATCTAAAACGCCATTTAAAGCGGATACTTGTGTTTGTGAAAGACCAGGAACACGAGCAATATTAGTTAGTGTTCCATTTGGAACATTTCCTGACATTCCTCCACCAACAACGTATTTTGCTCTAATTGCAGATTGATAAGTAGGAATTGCTCCTGATACACCGTCTCCAAATAGTACAAAAACTTCGTTGTCTGCAGTTAGACGTGTTGTGTACACAGCATCATTTGCACTGAAATCAATTAAATGAGTTACTCGTTCCCATTTTTTCCAAGCAGTTCCTCCTTGAACATATATTTCTACGCTATTGGAAACAACTGGGAAATCTTGGATAAGGAAGGTTTGAGAAGGTTCTGCATCCGAAGTACCTAGTAAAGCACCATAAACGTTGGCTGCTTCAATGGTGTTTAACTCACCTTCATAAGCAAGAACTACTGCTTCACCTCGTGCTTGATTAGCAAACGGAGGCACAATGACGCTAGTTGTTGTTGTGAAAGTAACGGTTTCTACAGTGTCGTTAGCAATTACTTCGCCAGAGATTCTAGTCTCTGCTGGAACTGTAACAGCAGAAGCAGAGTTATTGTAAAAAGTTACGTCTACTGAGGCGTTTTTATACCCCGAAGGAACATACCCGTAAGTTTCCGCAATTGCTAAAATGCTTTCTCGTTGAGTCGCAGTTGATAAAAACGACTCGTTTGCAATACGGTCAATGTAGTAGTTGGCAACGTCTCCTAGATAAGCAAAGGCTTCTGCTAAAACTACGCCAAAGTCACTGTTGTCTGCCCCATTCCATTCAGGAATTCGTTCTTTAATTCTTGCAATTAATTCTTCACGAAGGGCTTCATAGTCCCTACTTGTGTAGTCAATTGTTACTGGGATTTCATTAATTGCCATTAGATGTTCTCCTGATACTGAGGTTGTTTGTTGCCAATACTGACAAGAGCAATTACAGTAGTTTCTTCCTTATCGTTTGGTAATGAGTAGGTAATTATAACTTTAAGAGACCCATTTGCATCGTCGTGCTCAAAAGAAGTTTCTAAAAGCGTTAACAAAGGAAGAAATTCTATAAAAGCCTGCTGAATTTCTGTCTCTAGGTCACCCTCAATACCACTCAAACCATTTAGCCATTGATTGGCAATCTCTGTTCCAAAAGAAGGACGTGCTACTCTTTCACCAACCATAGTTCCAATTACAGAAGTGAGTCTGTCAGCCCAAATTTTACTAGGGTCTTTTGTTTTAGCAACATCCCCATAACTATCTAAGCGAAAAGGAAAACTAATTGCGTATTCATAAGCCATGATTAAGCCCACTTTCCAGTTGATGTTTTGGCTTTACCATTAAAGAACTCAGTTGTTGGTCCTCTATAGGTTGGAGAATTTTTTGTTGCGGATTGGTTTTTTAGCGTAGCAGGTATATTGACACTTGGGTAGTTTGCCTGCTTATTAGTAGAGGGCTTTTGTCGTAAATTTTGGCTTTTTCCGTCACTAAGCAAAACACCGTTACACTGATACACGCCGTTTACATTTAGGTAATGGGTAACTTTATGTACTAACCAATAACCATCTGCGTCCTCTAAAACCCCACTTACTTCTACTAAAGAATTAGGCATGATTCTTGGGTCCCCTTGGCTTTGAAACTTTGCTGGGATATTAAAACGTGCTTTAGCAGCCTTTGCTTTTGCAACAGATTGAGAAACTTCTTTTGTATTAGCAACGACATTTGTTAACTCTTGGTTGAAAAGAGGTTCTGACCTAGTTTTTCTAACCTGCTGTTTATTCTTTGGGGATTCGGTGCTTGTAAAAGAGACGGCTTTAATTGGGTCAACACCCCTAGTAATTTTAAAAGAGTTGTTATGAAAATCGGGGTTTTCTAAGTAATCACCGTACAATGGAGTTATTCTGTCAAGAGTTTGTTCTTCTAAACTAGAGAAGGGTGGCATAAAAGTCTGCTCTTGAAACAAAATAGGCATCCCACCAATTGACTCTGAGACTACTTCATCAATAGTCCTAAAAAGGATTGTTTTTCCTCTTACAGCAATTGTGTACCCACTCATATCTGCCAGTCTCTGTAAGAACTCCCAGTCACTCTCTCCTTGCTGTGTAATTTGAGAGTAGCGAGCAGGGTGACCGCTAACAACAGCCTTCAATCCGTTTCTTTTTGCAATCACTTGTACTACGTCAGCCACCGTTTTATTTATCCACACACCAGATTTAGAGTCTTTCATTTTAAAGGTTAACCCTAAGAAAGTAATTTCACTCTCTTTACTTGCTTGAATAGCGTGAGTTCTTTGGATACCGTAAACACCGCCAAAAAAGGTTCCTTTTATTCCGTTTGAAGTTCGCCAATTTACTATTACTGGAGACTCTGTTTTTAAGCCCTTTAGCATTAATAACCCAAAGTCAGAGAACTTTAAAGTCAAAATGTCATGGGTGTTGACTTCTTGTGTTAATGTCATTTCATTTGCAGGCATGGAAAAAGTAGGGTAGTCAGGGAACTGTACGGAAAAAAAGTTATGTTCACGTGATGAGTATTTTTGATTATAGGACATGAACTGGAATCCTTAGTTGCTGTCCTGGAACTAAATCAAATGGGTTGTGAATGTCGTCATTGTAGTCCATTATCACCCACCAAAGATTTGGGTCACCTAAAAACTTACTAGCAATAACATCAATTCTATCCCCCTCAACCCAAGAGTAATAGAAAACTCCAGACACATTGTTAGGGAATACTCGGTAAACACCTACTTCAAAACTACTTTTAACAGGGTGGTATCCCTTTAATAAGAGACCGTCAGCGTATCGACTTGAAAGTGGAATCATGATAGCCCCTTACTTTGCATCAATCGTAGTTGTATCATGGAATCTATGTGCTGCAATACTTACAATAGATAAAGTTGGAACCATATTTTCAGTAAAAAGAATGTGTTTAATACTTATGTTTGTAATGCGTGCCAAGTAACGCAGTTTTCTACCTAAGTGCATTTCAATTGCCATACCATTTAACCAACCAACATCTGCTGTTTTTGCAAGGCGCAAGGGGCTTGTATACCCACCCATCTCACCATTTACTGCTTTAAATAAAAACTCTAAGTCGTACATTGTTCCAAAGTCTTTAATAAGGTCACGGTCTGCCTTTTTGACCACTTCAGGGTAATAGTTTTTGGAATCAGCATCTTCAATAAGAGGCGCAGTTCGTGTAGTGTTTGCTAAAACGTTCATGTCTTCAATCCTATTTAAGTACAGCGAAAAACTAATTGTGCTGCTTTGAGTTGGAGGAGTTATCATGTTTGCTTGGTCTTTTCCAGACATCATTAACTCTGGGGAAATGCCTTGTAATGTTCCAATAGTTTGGTTTAGTTCTTGCGGGTTGTAGTGAAATCTAAATCCATAAGGAACTTTAAAACCACCTGTTATGGCTTTTTCTTTATCTGATTGACGTGACAGTGCAGCCTCTATTGCTTTTTTATTAGGAACAATAAAGCCCCTGTTAGTGTCTCCGTCACCAAAAGTACTTAGGGTCTTAAGCATTTTTGCAGCCAACATTGGTTCTACCGCTTGTGATAATAAGGCTCTGTCCACCACAGAATTGTTTCTAAAATAAGCACCCTTTACCATTGGGGCATTAAAGCGAACACTCTTTGCAGGAGGAGGGGGTTTTACTGGTTGCGTAGGTTTAGGGGGAGTGGGATTGCTTGTGTTATTTTTAGCGTTTTGAAGTGCTCTCTTGACGCGTAACTCTTCACGGTATGTTTCTGAGTCAGTTTTTAGACCTTTTGCTTCTTTAGCGTACTCATCTTGAAGTCTTTTTATACTAGCGTCAATTTTTGTAATAGTGTTGCCCGCATCGGTAAAGTCTTTATTCGCAGCCACTATCTGATTTGCAGGAGCATTTGCAAGAATAAGAGAGGTAAGAACGTCTTGGAGACGGCTACGATTTGCAGATACCGACACTTTTAGTCGTGCTTGTGTCTCTATTTGTTGTTGAATCCCTTTAAGAGTTTTTTGGGTTGCCTTTGCTTGCTCAGCCTTTTTTTGAGCGGCGTTTTCTTTCGCAAGTGTTTCATTTGCTTTAGAAACTCCAAGAGCAATGAGGTTATCTCTTTGGTACTTTGCACCTAGTCCTTTTATGTCTTTACCCATTATTTCTTACCCACTAACTTAAATAGGTTTTCTTTTTCAAGTTGACTCTTAACAATTTCAACTAAGTTCATTGCTTCAGCGTAAGAGGCTTGTTGCACGTTAACATTGATTGTTATAGAAGGAGACAAAGTAACTCCTGTAGAGGAGGAACTAAGTGTTGCTACAGAAGGACTACCGCCACCTGAAGGTCCAAGTCTTTCTAGATAACGACCATTAGTGTATGCAGACCATGGTTTCCAGTTTGTTCCGCCTTTAGATATTGCGTAAGCAACTCTGGCATTCGTTGCTGGGTCATACAAGTCTTCATTTGAACTTAAACCGTGTGTTTTGCGACGTGCTGGTCCTAAGTCACCAAGCATGTTAATTTGGAATAAACCAAAAGAGTCATCTTTTGTAAGGCTTGGGTGGCTGTGACGATTTGCTACTCCACCAGACTCAGCCTTTGCTACACCGTAAGCAATTGATAAAGCCTCACCAGTAAATCCCGCAGCCTTTAAAACCTCAACAAGTTTTGCATCTGGCATGGGGTCATAACTTCCCTGACCTCGGTTACTGGTTGTGCTTCCGTTTGTAGAGCCAGAGGCCCCACCGCTCAAAGGATTAATTCCCGCACTTGATGCCAACTCAATTAATGACTTAGAACCGTACTGTTTTAAGTCATAGTCTTGTGTTTGAATTCCTGAAACACTACCACCAGCACCACCACCTAAAATTCCACCTAAACCAGCACCACCAGCCTTTGCTAGTTCGTCAGGATTAACGGGGTTATTCTTTCCTTTACGTACTTCATAGTGCAAGTGAGGACCAGTAACTTTTCCAGTGTCACCGCTTTTTGCAATTAACTGCCCTTTAGTAACAGCAGCACCAACAGAAACAACTACTTCAGATAAGTGTCCGTACAAAGTTTGGTAACCGTTACCGTGGTCAATTTCTACGGTCTTACCGTAATCAGAACCAGGATTTGTATTAATAATGATTCCGTCTAAAGAAGCATATACGGGAGTACCAACAGGGCATGGATAATCTTGACCTGTGTGAGTTCCACCAGACCAAAGACTTCCTGATGCACCGTAAGGTGTTCCTACTCCACCGTTAGTAATTGGAGATGCAGGATTTGCATTTCCAGTTCCACTTCCTCCAAAAGATGCTCCGTAACCTGGGGAACCTCCACCAGAACCAAAGAAGCCACCAACTGCTCCAACACCAGCACCAATTACTGTTCCAACACCTGGGAAAATGGCTGTTCCAATTAATGCTCCAACACCTGCAGCAGCAGCAGTAGAACCAGCACGAGTAACATTTTGGTTTACGCCTAAAGAGTTACCAACTGCTTTTCCACCCTTGCCTGTTAAGTAACCACCTGCAGCAGAAAGCCCAACAGTTGCAGCAGCACCTGCAGCAGTAATACCTCCAGCAACAGCAGCAGCACCACCTGCAGCAGCAGCACCACTTGCAGCACTCATCGCACCCTTCACCATCATGCCACCACCCAAAACACCAATAAGTGTGCCAATAGCGGATATAAGTCCACCTATAGCAATACCAAGTCCACCACCTGCACGTGATTCACCCATACCGCCTAAAAATCCAGAGGCTCTTCCTGCAACACTAGCCATATCTTCTAAAGCAGGATTAACAGTGTTAACAATTAAATCGGCTGCTGATTTGAAACCTGCTAAAACAGGTTCTGTATAAGCGTTTAAAACAGATGTGTCGGATGTGGTGATACGCATTTTATCTACGTTTGGGTTTTGTCCATAACCAAGTTTTGATAGGTCAGTTTGTTTTCCCTGCACTCTATCAACGGAGTACTGCATAAATAGTTGTCTTTGGTCTTCTGTCATTCCTAAATCAGTAGCAGTTTTTCCAAAGATACCTGCTTGGAAACTGTTCATAGTTTCCTCTAAACTCATCTTGCCTTGACCCTGAGTTAGACGACTGTAAATCTGACCAAAAATTTCATCTTGGCCTCGAGCCTTACCTGTTTTTTGGTCATAGGTACTGATTCCAATGTTATAAAGGCGTGAAGAAAAATCTCCTTGAGTAAAGCCAGACATTGCAACCATAGCGTTTTCATTTGCCATGTTCATGTAACGTGCAGCCCCACCAACGTCACCAACTAAAGCATTGTATTGAGCACTTCCTGGCATGATGCCTCTTGATGCAGCAATACCAGCAATGTTAGAAGGTGCAAGTGTGCTTGTAACACCACCTGCTAAACCACCAAATGTTGCATTCATTACTGCAGTACGGCTCATACCAGAACGGATAGATGCTCCGTAATAGTTAGCAGCACTTGCCCCAACTTCGGCAACACCAGGAACAGCAGCCATTACTCCAGCAGCCATACCAAAGGTTGCTTGAGCAACTCCTTGTGCAACTCCTAGTGCTCTTGCTCCACGAGTAGGTGTTAAGCCAAAGCGAGTAGCCTCCATGCCCTCTCGCATAGCAATTTCTGCCGTGCTATCTGCTTTTTCTTGCCCACTAAAAGTTGCTTTTTCCATGTGGGGCATTTGGCTACCCGCACCAGAACCAATATGACGGTCACCGCCACCCTTGGCAGATTTTGCTTTTCCAGCAACTCCGCCCATGGAACCTTCAAGGCGTTTGGTAATTTGCTCAGCAGAAGTCAGGCTTTTGACAATGCTGGATAACAATTCGTCGGTTTGTTTTAACGAATCATTTAATTCTGCCACGTCAACTCCTTAGTAACCTTCTTTAGCGAGTGCTAACCAATTTTTTCTTTCCCTAATTGAAAGTTCTTTTATCTCAGTTAGGGTCCAACCTTGATGCCTTTCCGACAGTGCTAACCATTCAGCCATCAAAGTCGGGTAGTGCGATACTTTAAAAGCGAAACAAAATCCCTAAATTAATAGGAGTTTTTACCTCACCTTCGCAGTCAGGACAAGAAACTGAAATGTCTTCAAATACTGGTCCAATTGCGTTTTTGTTAATTGCTTCGCCAATTAAGCGTCTATCACTAATACCTAGATTTTGAATTTGTGCCTTACTAATTACAGGTCTTCCATTAATCTTAAGGATACAGTTCTCAAGCAAAATGGTTGTCAACTCAGACATTGTTTTATCAGAGTTATTTACCAACTCTTTTTGGCAGTACCCTGTTGGTAGCGTGGCTATTACTTCCCCACACTTAGCGTTGATAACAAAAGTAGGCTCATCTACTAGAGTCTTTACTTTGATGTCTTCATTGATGTTAACTGTAACAGGCTTAAAAGTATTGCATCCGCCACAAAAACCCTGGAGTTCTGGAGTATTACCAAAAGTTGCTTTGTAAATACCCAGCATCACGGCATCTCTGTCGCCAGCCAACATAGCATCTAGTGCGTCTTCGGTAGCAGCCTCTTTGCCAATCTTTACAGTTCCACGGCTTATAACTTGTAGAAGAGCCTTTCCAAGATTTTGTGCTCTTGCAATTGCTTCTTCGTCTTTTCCAGTTAATTCACGAACCTCAACTGTTGTCACGCTCTCCCCAGCAGCATTTATAAATCCGCCAGGGAGAGTAACGTGAACATCAGAGGGAGGAGTAACTACAACTGATTGTTTTTCTTTTTCAGGTTCAGCCATTGCTTGTGAAACCAGTTGGTTAACAAGGTCTGGATTTTCGGATGCTTTTACGGTTTGAGTAGTCATATTATTTTCCTTTAGTTAGTTAGTTAGTTACTACGCGTCAACTGCTGGTGCAGAGACAAACTTCTTAGCAGAATCAAATGAAGAGAACGAAGTATCGAATCCTTCGTGCACCATTGTCATTTGCTCAACTAGGAGAGAATTATCGCCAGCGTTAAGGTCTGAGTAAGCAAGTGCTGTAGGCCAGCAGTTGTAGAACTTAAAGCGCATTGCAACATCTTCTGTTGTAGCACCTGTTTCGATTTTTGAGATTGGGTGTGGAAGAACAGAGACTTCAATATCGCAACGGAAGTTTTGATTGATAGTTCTATTTCCACCGTTTTGAACTGTGTAGAACATGTTCTTCATCCAGTTCCATCCTGACTTATTTCCAATTAGTACGCCTCTTTGAAGAGTAAGTGGTTGGAAAGAAGTTTGACCAGGAATTTGGTGCACAGTTGTATTGTAGCCACCTTCACGATAAGGAATAGAGTCTGTGGTTACAGCCATTCCTGAAACTGAAGTAAAGCCCATAGTTGCTATTGTTAAGTCAGATAGATTAGTGTCGTTTGAGTTCAATGGTAAAAAATTGACCAAAAACCTAAAGTTTCTGATTGGGTCAGTCGCGAGACTAGACCTATTTTTATCTACAAATG